CTGAGATATATCCATCTACATTTGAATAAAGATTGAAAGGACCTGTATCAGTTCCTGCTAATGTTAATGTTATTAATACTGTCATATATTTGGTTTTTTTAAACTAATCTAATTTTTACTGTTCCTCCAAGACCTACACCTGCAGGAATATAATATAATCCAAAAAGAGGTACACCAGCAGCTGCTGCAATAGCATCAGTGGCAGCATTCACCATATTTGGAAATACATTCTTCTCAGAGTTGAATATATTCTTATCACTTTGCCCCTTGGTTATATCTGATATACTACCTTGTACAATACCATAAGTATTTGTAATAGAACCAGTTCCTATACTACCAGATATAAGAGATTGTTGTTCTACCAATACACCTATAGAATTAGTAATTGTACCATCATATCCTAAAGCAACATCTGCTATTGGAGACATAGCTCTATAAGTGATGATAGTACCCATGTCACCAGCTATTTGAGCTTGAACAGTAGCACTAACAAGAGCTACACCAGGAGCAGTATCTACTACAAATGATGTTGGGTTTACAGTGAGAACTATAGTATTTAAAAGAAAAACCCCTGTTCCACTAACAACAGTTACTACTGCTCCTGGATATAAACCAGTTGTATTAGCACATAAGATTGTAGTTCCTGATCCAGAACAATTTGAATAAAACGTTGTATTTGATACAAAGTTACATTGTGCAGAATTTGATGAAGCTGTTCCAGAAACTGTTCTAGGAGTGGTAAATCTAAGATATGTAAAACTAGATGACCAGTTTCCACCACTAGCTAAGTTCTGTGTTCCAGGAACACTACCTGCTGCACCTGCAAAAGCAAGATTTAAAGTGTTCATATTTGAAACCACTCTACCTACACTATATAAACCACTACTAGCAATTTGCATATTCATTGTTGTAGAAGAACAAAGAAGTGAAGATTGCCCTGTAGTAGGAAGTATGTAGTCATCACTAAAAACTCTAAGACGTGCACCTTGATTGTAATTATATTCAGGAGTAGTACCTATACCAACATTATTAATATGATAGGTGGGTCCTTCATATCTATTTTCATCATTATCTCCTAGTTGCTTAATAGCATATGTCTTGGTAATTTGTCCACTTAGTGTAGAGTCAGCTCTTTGATCATCAATTTTTAAACCAATAAGTTCATCTATAGTTCCTGTATATCCATTACCAGAATCTCTTACAGAATTTGCTATTCTAATTGTAGAAAAAGAATCTATATCACTAGCAAATACAAAATATCCTCTAGCAGCAATTGCTGACACTTTACCATTAGAAGTAGTATTTCCCAATCCTCCAGCAGGTTCAAATATAAACTCATGGAACGATGCTGTTACAAATTTATCTTGAGCACCAGACACTGTAATATTAGCACCAGGACGATAGTCTAATGTAGAATAGCTTCCTGCATATTTATTTGTACTTGATAGAGTGATGACACTTGATGGAAGTATTAAATTTGAACTACTAGTAAAGTTATTACCTCCTGTTGTACCATTAGATAATGTTTTTACAACATTTAATCTAGGTGTTGCTGGATTAATAGTAGAATCTATAGGTTGTATTCCTATGCCTACATTATTAGTTAACCACGTTAACCCTGAACCGTAAATCTTACCTGATAGTATATTTACATTTGCTGTAGTCCAGTTTGTAGGAGCAGCAGCACCTGGAATTATTTCTATTCCTGTAGGAGCAGCTCCTGAATCTAAAAGTGAAAGTTTATATGTAGCAAGATCAACTAATGTATTTTTAATTAATGGTCCACCAAGCTGTATATTAGATGCTGTTTTAGTAAGACCATTGTCTGCTGTTATATTTACAGGAGTTATTGCAGCTATAGAACTCTTTGTTAAAAGTCCTGTAGTATTATTTATAGTCACTACATATGTTGCAGTGGGATCATTTACAAGCCCAGGAATAGAAAGTGTATTTGTTCCTGTTGCTGTAATAGTTGTAGGTTGTACTAATGCACCTCCTAACTGAAAGTTATTAAGTGTTTTTGTTATTCCATTATTAGCTGTAATAAGAGCTATTATTGTTGAAGCAAGAGCTGCTGCTGATGTTTTTCTAACTACACCAATTGTTGTTTGTGTAAGAATGAAATCAGGAATAGGATCAGATACTAATCCTGTAATACCTAAAACATATGCAACACTTGTTCCAATGATAGTTGGTTCAATTAATGCCCCACCCATCCTTACATCATTACCATTTTTATAAAGACCATTACTAGCTGTTACAGTTGTTAGAGGTATATTACAAATTGTATCATCTAGCTTTTGTAAAGCTACACAAAGGTTATCTTCATTATCTATACCTGAACACACTAGATTTGGTCCAGAGTATATCACTTGTTCACAACTTACAGATGTGCAAGAAGTACAAGAACTACTTCCACATCCACAAGGATAATTTACATTATTAGAGCATCCACAAGACATATTATTATTATTTAAAAGATTAAGGAATATACATTATATAGTAGCAAGCTAAAACTGGTTGCTTGTTATCATGAGGTTGATCTCCACCTGTAGATCTATTAGATACACTTACAGTTATACCTGTACTAGCTTTACTTGTCATTTTACCGCTAGCAGTATACCAATCTGGAGAACCTTTAATACCACCTTCTGTAGAACCATTAATTAAAAAGTCTTGAGGTATTCCATGATCATGTTGAGGATCTGTTAATACAACATCAGCAATGTGTGTATGTGCAGGAATTTGTTGTGGCGTTAATATAATACTATTTGCACCAGCTTTATCATAAATATCATAATTAGGATTGAATACACCTGTTACTGGTGTAAGTGGGTCAACTGCAGCATCAAGTGTTCCTCCAGGAACATTTTTAATAGCACCCACTCCCACTCTACCTCTTTTATCAGGAGTGCTATTAAGACCATTACATAAATATATATTTTCCCATATACCAATACCAGCACCTGTACTATCAAAATTAGCAAGAGAACCATAATATTCAACCACTGTATAAGGAACCATCTTAGTGCTAATTGCAGTTCCTCCAGGAGCAATTGAGGCTAAATAAGCAGCAATGTATGAATTGATATCAGCTATTGCTACATAGTTTGTAGCTACATTAAGTGTAAGAGCTGTAAGGTTTGTTTCAACTATACAAAGTTTATCCATTACAGCTTGTAACACTGTATGTGTATCATCAAATGGACCTACACCTGTAAGACAAGCAGGAATATCATACGGAGCATTTAACACTGCAAGTTCAGCAACAATAGCATCAACTTGTTCCTGAAGATCACAAGCAGCTTTTATTAAAGCTGTAATAAGATCTACCACTGTAAGATCTCCACACGTAGGAAGATATTGTTTTACAAGATCACATATGATTGTGGGATCTATATTTGGTTTAATACCAGATCCATCTAATGTTGATGTTAGAAATCCAATAAGAGCTTGCTCTACATAAGATAGAGAATCTCCAGTTTTAATTCCTAATACAGGAACATCTACTCCTGTGTATTTTACACATTGATCAGAGACTATCTCTGAGCATCCGTTAAAGCAATTTGAACAACTCATTTTATTTTATATTTTAAAGGTTTTTTAATTACAATCTCTTGAAACTGTGCAGTCATTATTAGTATCAACTACAGTTGCACTATCTCCTGGAGCTAAAGGAATTATATTTACAGATCCTACTTGTGCACAGAACTTTACTAATCCAGTACCTACACTTACACTAGATGATTCAAAACTACCATCACAGGCTGTTCTTTCTACAATACATGTTCCTACATCTGGTGTTACTTCATAACAATGACATGGAATACAATCATAATCACTTGTACAACTACCGCCTGGTGTTATAGAACATGTAGCTTCTATACATACACTATTAAAACTTCCATCTTGAATACATCTGTCATATGTTCCTGCAGATAATGTTTCTTCTACAAACTCTCCATAACAATTATAATATGTTACATCACAATGTCCACCTCCTGAACTTGTTACTATTATTTTACTACATAAACATTGAGAACAAGCTGGAAATGGTTGAGATTTATCACAAGAACTTCCTATAATCCAAGAAGCTGCTCCAGGAGTATCAGATCTAGGATTAGATCCGCAAGCTTTAAGTGTTTGTCCAATTCCTCCAGGTATATTTCCTCCACCAATTATCATGTATCCAGGACAAACATCCCACAAAACATATGTTGGATCATTTCTTAAATTAGTAAATGTAATACAAGCACAAAGATTTATAGTAGTTGTGGTTGTGGTTGTAGGTTGACAATCACCATCTACAGTACATACATTAGTTCCTCCTGATAAATCATATGTATTTCCTGGATCTGCAGTTATAACTACTGACCCTTCTTGAGCACATATATAAATAGGAGGTGGGAAAGGATCTTTATTAGTTGGTCTACTAACACTAATTATAGTAGATGTTCCATCACATGCTATGTATTCTCCACCAATTAAAAGTCCTCCTGTTAATTCCACTCTATAACATTTACATGCTATTGGTGGTGCAGTGGTAGTGGTTGTAGTGGTAATACATTCATAATCTCCACCACCAACACTAAAACATGCATTGCCAAAGTTCCAAATAACTCCTTGTGTAGAAGAAGATGGATTTGATCCACAAACACTTTTTGCTGTGAAAGCATTAACAGTTTCAGGATTTGGTGTTCCATCACAAAGATCCCAAGATATATTACCAGTGACTGCTGAGAAGTTTATAAAAGTTATACAACTACATGGATATATAGTTGTAGTGGTAGATGATGTAGTTGATGTAGAAGAAGAAGATGTTGTTGATGATGATGTAATTATTGGACATATATTTTTAGGAATACAACTATTAGGATAGTAGTATGTCACCATCTCACATCTAGAATTTCTATTGTTTACACTATTCCACATACTATCTATTTACTAAAATTTTAACTCTACTAGCTATTGCATTCACTGAGACTTCACAAGCATAATCTGGATTAACAGATTTATATGTTAATATTCTTTTATAATTTAAAAGATCACCAATCTGTACATCCTGTATACACTTATTTAAAGCAAATATAATATTATTATATTCTGCTTTAGCAAGTTCTGCTAACTTACAATCAATCTTAGATATTAAAGATAGTGCATTAGAACATTGAACACAATCTAAAGGTCTTGATGATAACATTCTTTAATTTTTATTTTTTAGTACCGTTGCAATAAGCACATAGTCCATTAATAAGTTGACATCCACAGCCAACATTAGCTCCACAACTTGAACATTTTGCCATATTAATAAAAGTTGGTTAAATAATTAGTTCCTGAAGATCCACAACCACAACTGGAAAAATTGATTAACATCTTCTTAGCTTGGTTGTAAAGTCTATTTGATTCTTCTATAGCACAATTATTTGCAGCAGCAATTGATCCTTGTATAAAATAGTATATGCTATTTAATGTAACTTTTTGTTGTGTCTTGATAGCAAGATCGCATTGCATCATATCAAGTCTCATAAATGCTGAATCAAACATTTCTTGTAATTGATCTACACGCATTATCGATCTTTCTACAAAGTTTTCAAATGCAGGTGTAACAGAATATTTTATAAAATACACACCATCAGGAATAGGTAGTAGGGGATTTCCTGGACTAGTTATTTCTAAAGATTCTGAGTTAAATACATTAAAACTATTAATAGTAAATGGAAGTACCACTTTATTAAATCCTGGAACAGTGATTTCAATTGTAGGGTTAGCAGGAGGTGTTAGATAGGTTGATGCATCAAGAACAGCTAGCGTTCTATTATCATAAGTTGGAACTATTAATATATCAAGTCTTAAATTTGCCATTGTGCTTAAAATAAATATGCCAGAGGATTCTGAGAATTA